CAGTAAAGTCACCATCTACTTTTTCTACGGTTTCTACATTACCGATTTTGTCGCCTTTGATCCACTGAAGATTCTTTGGTTCTTCTATTTTATTTTCTGGCATATTTATACTATTTACCCTGGTTATATTATTTATATGCGAAAAAATTGATTAGTTTAAAAATCACTAAGATTCTGTTCGTCAATAGCTTCTTGTATATCAGATATATCTTCTTCAATTTTAAATGATACATTTGCTTGCCATCTTTCTACTTCTTCTCCATCTTTAAAAAGAATTATTGTAGGAACAACTACAATCTTGTGTTTCGTTTGAGCCTTTGGATTAGCTACAATATCTACTCTTACTATATTGCATTCCGAAACCTTTCCAATCCATGTTACCGCATTTGCGGAATTCCATTCGGCATTAAAATGTACTATCGTGACACCGTCACCAATCTTCTGTGCTTGTACAATAGAAGTAAATGTAAGTGCTAATAATAGTACGATTGATCTAAATAGTTTCATATCTTTATCTAAGTTTATCCAGCTTCTCCTCAATCCTTTTTATGTCTTCCTTAATTTCTTGTACATCTTCTTGAGTATTAAGGATCGTGTTTCGGATCATCTGGTCTTTCATATCAAATTCCATTCTTGTGACATCTGGTGGTGGAGCAACAGGTAATTCTTTTGCTTCTTGGATGTCTGCTTGCAGAGCGAACCACATCCCAACAACCGTTGCAATACCAACGCCTATACCTGCCAACGTTTTGATACTGACCTTAAAACTGGTATCTTCATTTAACTCTTTAGCCATTATTTCTAATTTTTTGATTTATTTATTAAAGTATTATGAAGTTAGCTCCAATGGAAAAATTATGCCAACGTCTATTCCAATACTTATTATATGTTCCTTCTGCAAAAACTCCTAAACTTTTTGTAAGTTTCCAACCAAATATCAAACCTCCTGAATAATCTACCCATTGTCCATCATTATAGTTGTGGAAAGAAAATTCAGTTTTTGTATCATAATGATACGGCATTACATTACCAAAACCATGTACCCAAAAATCTTTAGTATAATGATAATAATCAAAACCTAATACTAAAGAATAATTCCATTGCACTGGTGCAGCATTAACTTTCTTTTCTACATAATCTGCTAATACTTGTGGTATTACTACACCTTCCCATATTTGAGTATTTTCAGCTACCAAAGATCCACCTGGACTATAATAAGCTTCTCCACCCATACCATCAAATTCTACAGAGTAGCCTTCTTGTAAAGCCAAATAAGTATAGTGTAAATTTCCATTTGATAATAACCATTCTTCTAATGGATCATATCCATAAGGTTGCGAAAACCTTTCTACAGCTCCAACATTTAATGAAAACTTTCTACCAAATTTATGTCTATATCTTTGTGATGCTTCAAAGAATTCAATATCAGCAAAACCATCTGTAAGATATTCTGTTTTGACAATCCAGTCATTTGCAACATATCTTAAGAAATGATGTTGATTAAAAAATGATTTACCTTGCTGTCTTCTCCAATCAGCTTCAAATAAAAATTCAAAACCATTTACCTTTCCAACATTAGCATCATCACTAATTGTATTCTCTGAACCGTCATAAAATACATCTGATCTATTTTCATATCCAAATCTTGCAATTTTTCTAACACCAACAGCAAGAGAATAATCAAAAGGAGTTTCTACCTTTGTTGTTTGTAAACCACTAGTAACAGAATAAACATTTGCATCTGAAAGAGAATTACCTCCATTAGCGGCTGCATAAAAAGTGGAGTATTTAAAAACCTTTTTTAACTCCTTCTTAAATTTAGAAGGTTCATTATCTTGACCGAATGTCAAAAACGGAACAAGAAGAAATAAGATTAATAACTTTTTCATTATTCTTTAATTATTTTATTACGATATTTTTTACCGTCATGCCAAATTTCTAAAAGATAAATTCCATTAGATAATTTAGTTAAATCAACTTGAGTACCATTAGATCTTTGTATAAGTGTTTTACCAGTAAGATCATATAATACAAATTCAACACCATCTAATCCTGATACTATGTTTAGTATATTCTTAGTAGGGTTAGGATAAATTGCTATAGAAGATTCTAATCTTCGAGTTTCCCAAATGTCCATTCCATCAGGCCAACCATTTTCACAGTAGTTATACATCTCTTGGCAAATAGCATCCCATTCATTTTCACAACAATAACTATCTACATCAATTACCCATGCATAACATTGATCATTTAACCAATATGGATTTCCTGGTCCTGTTATACACCCTGCATCAATTACACAACTGCCATCATCTGTATTAACATCTAATTGAGGATTTCCTGAAAGTATGTTTGCTATCCCATCTCCGTCATAATCATTATAGTTATATGCAAGTGGATTAGTACATCCTAGTATTTCGCCATAACATGTACCGTCATCTGTATTCGCCAATGGGTTAAAATTAAATGCATCTGGATCAGTACATCCTAATATAATAGGTTCACAACTTCCGTTATCAGTATTGGCAGTAGGATCATAATTATATGCAGTAGGATCTGTACATCCATAAATATAAGGTTCACAGCTTCCGTCATCAGTATTTGCATTTGGATCAAAATTAAATTGAGTAGGATCTGTACAACCTAATACCACAGGAATACAACTGTTATCATCTGTATTGGCATTAGGATCATAATTAAAGGCAGTTGAATCAGTACATCCGTAAACGATAGGAATACATGTTCCATCGTCATCGGTAGCCTGTGGGTTAAAGTTTATAGAAAGAGGATCTGTACAACCGGCTATTTCTAACTCATCACAAACACCATCACCATCAGTATCATTTATACATACATTATTACAATCATAGTATTGGTCTGGGAATACACAACCACCATTATCTACATTAGCAGTAGAATCATAGTTACATGCATTAACATCCATACATCCTAAGTAGATACAACTTCCATCGTCTACATTAGCATTAGGATTGTAATTATATGCATTAGGATCCATACAGCCTTGAACTGTTGCTACACAAGTTCCGTCATCAACATTTGCATTAGGATCATAGTTAAAAGCAAGTGGGTTAGTACAACCTAATACCACAGGTATACAACTACCATCATCTGTATTAACATCAACTAAAGGATCTCCTGTTGGTGGTATATAATTAAATGCAGTAGAATCAGTACATCCTAAAATTACAGGAATACATGTACTACCAAAAGTAGGTAAAGAATCAGCTTCTAAAATAAAAGGAAACGGTAAAGCATCCCAGTATCCTACATCTATTATTACATCTCCATCAGGACCTGTTAGCGAATATGCAATTTGATTAATAGAAGTAATTGATTGTGGTGTAGTAAATAAGTAAGCATAAACAGGTTGATATATGTTTAAGTTAACTTGGAAAGAAATACTACTTCCATCAGCTGCACCCATTTTATATTGAGGCGATATCCAGTTACCTTGTTTTAAACCTAACCAAGTTCCACCCCAACCATCGGCAGCACCATCAAAAATTTCTAAGGTATATTGACCTTCCATTACTTCTGAGGTATTTGCATTAGCATCATAATTAAATGCAGTTGGATCTGTACAACCTTCTACTCTAGGTGTCCCACACGCAATTCCAAGATGTACTGTAGCAAGAGGATCATATTCTAAATAGAAAGGGTTTGTACAACCAGGAACAGGTGGTGTTGGAGTACACTCAGCCGGTTCAAACTGTGGAGATGTAGCTAAGTAATTAAAATTTCCATCAGGATAATCATCTTGTAAATTGTAAAGAATGTTTCCATCACAATCTACAACTTGAACATTTCCATTAACAGTACCACCAAAACATGTACCACATAAACCATCTCCATAACTATCTTCAACAATAATATCATATAATTGGCCTGTATCAACACAAGCAAATGTAGAAATAGGTACACCTGGTTGAGCACCTTGATAAGTTCCTTGTGGAGCTTCTGCTATTAAACCATAATCTCCAAATAATTTCCAGCTTGATTCACCACCATAATTATCAGGAGTAAAAATAATTTCTATTGAAGTTTGTCCTGGTCCACAATTGGCAGTAGTAATACAACTTCCGTTATCTATGTTAGCCCATGGATTAAAGTTTGCAGAGGTTGGATCCATACAGCCTAAAATAGCCCCACACGGTAAACATGATTCCCAACATACTGGTGGTAAACTAATAGGTAATGTATCAACAGTTAAAGTTCTATTAATAAAACCTTGACCATCTGGTTGAAAACATCCAGTATTTGGTCCTAATTGAGGCAATTCTTGAACTGCCCAATTGTCTAACATATATTTCCAAAGATAATTTCCTGATGGTAAATCTAATGTTGCTTCCCAAACATTATCACCGTCAGGATCCATCATTGGCATAGAATCTGTCCAGTTATTAAATGTACCACTAACATAAGGAGTAGAAAAAGTATCTGGATATACATTCATATCCAAAACAAAATCTACTGCATATGTACATGACCCATCGTCAATAACAGCAGTAGAATCATAATTACTTGAATTAGGATCTGTACACCCTGTAGGTGGCGGTGGGCATGGTAATAGATTAACCACTGTATCATATTGGGAAAATGCAAAATTAGCATCTAAATCTAATATAATACCTTGGCAATCATTTTCCATTAATATATTAGATGGGGTATTAGCAGCGTCTATCCAACCGTCACCGAATGAATCATATAAAGAAATAGCAACATCACCAGAATCGGCATATACTATTGTCTCTAAAAATTCGTAAGGTACAGATGGTTGATAATTTACTAAGGTATCTCCGTCTTGTGTCATTAAAACAAAAGATTCATCCGATGCCCATTGATCAAATTGTACTTCCAGGTTAAACCATGAATTTTGACCATACAATAAACTACTGCATAATAATAGAAACGAGAATAGAAAATTCTTAATCATTATTCTTACTTATTTTATTTTTTAATATTTATCCAGAGAGGATAAGCTTTTTAAGGCGTTGTAGGTTCTATCCAAGCCTTATAGGTAATATGACCTTCACCGTTAGCATTACTTAGAGATTCACCTACCGTCTTAGCACCAAACCCTACAACTAATTTATATGTTAGAGGATTGACGTTAGTGGATAGTACCCATTCAAATCTTTGTCTACCTAAAAGTACATCCGATGATCCAGAACCAGTCATCAGTGTGAGCGTCATCTCTGCATGTTCAGCACCAGATATTGCTCCAGCCGCGTCTAGGTTAAGTCTTATTGGTACGGCCGCATTGTCTGCCGTTCTACCAGAACCATCCCAAACTGCTGGTAGTATTATTAGTTTATCAGTGCTTGAAGTAGCAGCTATTTTTTTCACGGATGCAACTACATCTATTACAAGTTTATAGTTTCCAGAAGTGTATGTTGTATCTCCAGCAAAACTTCTTAACGCATGGAGACCTGAGACAACTAACTTATAGTAATAATCATCGGAAGCTGTAACATAATTAAATGTATTATGACTGGCAGAACCGGTAACAATAGAACCACCCCATTGGAAACTAGGTATTTGTGAACTAGCGAATTGAACCACCTCAGAAGTTTCTGTAGGTAAGCCTTTAGTAAAGTAAATAACATCTTGTGTAACAAAACCAAATTTTGAATCTTGCTGTCCTGTAGCCCCAGACGTACCTTGCGCACCGTTTTGATATAAACATATTTTTGAAGCATTCGCTATAGAACTCCCAGATACTCCGGGTTGTATAGTAAATGTACCACTTATATATGTTAAACCAAATTGTCTATAGTTTGCAGCTGGTGGTGTAGTAGCTGCAACTTTATATAAAGCAGTTGAGGTTGCACTTTGTTGGAATGTGATATTATCTCCAATAGCTAAAAGCTCAGCAAATTGACTTAGTGTACCTAAGTTTGTTCCTATTCTTACTGACGTAACAGAAGACGCAGCAGCTGCATCAAATGTTACAGTATCATTTGCTGTACCTAATGTTGTATCCACACCATAATTTAAGAATGAACCTGTGTAACAATTACCATCTTGGCCGCTAGTACCATCAAGTCCTTTCGTTCCTTGGATACCTTGGATACCTTGCAGTCCTTGGATACCTTGAATACCTTGTTCTCCCTGTGTACCTTGAATACCTTGGATACCTTGTTCTCCCTGAGTTCCTTGAATACCTTGTTCTCCTTGTATACCTTGAATACCTTGTACACCTTGGATACCTTGAACACCTTGTTCTCCTTGTGTACCTTGCAGTCCTTGGATACCCTGTGTTCCTTGTATACCTTGAATACCTTGGATACCTAATAAACCTTGTATACCTTGTTCTCCTTGTGTACCTTGGATACCTTGAATACCTTGAACTCCTTTTTCACCTGTTGTAACAAATGAAAGTAAAATATCTTCATTAATAGTAAATGGGCTTGCAGTAGAAAAACCTACATTTGCAATTGTCAAAGTCCACCAACCACCATTATCAGTAGCATCGCTTATTTGAAATAATAAAAATTGATTAGTATCAACTTTATTACTTATTCTTATATGTCCTTTTATTGCAGATGTAGAAGAAGCAATAGTTGCTAAGAAATTTGATATATCTGTTCCACTTACACCAAAGTCATTTATATAAGCTTGTGTTGCTGTATTTTGTACAGCTTGATTTAAAGCAGCATAACTAAACCCTGGATCTGCTGTCGCATTAGTATCATTAAATTCATAATCAAATGTAGCACCACCAAATGCCCCTGTTTTTCCTTGTGCTCCGTTTGCCCCATCAAAACCTTGAGTTCCTTGGATACCTTGAATACCTTGATTACCAGGAGTACCTACAACCCCACCGATACCTTGTATACCTTGAATTCCTTGAATACCTAATAAACCTTGAATACCTTGGGTACCTTGATTACCTATTCCTTGAATACCTTGTGTACCTTGAATACCTTGGATACCTTGTTCTCCTTGGATACCTTGAGTACCTTGGGCACCTTGTGTACCAGATACACTAGATAGTGGAACATTTGCCCAGTAACCACCAGACTGCCATTGTAATAAATCGGTAGTACTAGGTGTTGGTCCTGTATATTGAATATCTGAAAGATCACTAGTCTTAGGTGATCCTGCATTTAAATTTTGTAATTCTATATCAGCTTCATTAACTGATATCTTTACATTCTTATTTACTGTATCATCTAAAAGTGTAATTGCATTACCTTCGGATAAGCCTTTAAATGTAAGTGTGGTAGAAACCATACCAGCAAAGATATCTTGATGCGTACCTTGTCCTATATTATTACCTACATTTACTTCTCCTGTAGAATTTGAGTTAATTATTTTTACTGTGTTAGTAGTACCATCATATTGTAATGTACAACCGGTACCACCCATCAGTCTTAAATTATCATTAGGAACAGAAGCTGAAAGAATAAAATCATTACCTGCTTGGAATGTACCTGTTGATCCTGTATAATTAACGGTTACTCTACCGAAACTATTTGATCCTTGTATTGTTAAGTCTCCTGTACCAACACCACCGATCATATCCCATTCGGTCAATTCAAATATACCTTGTGTCGTTCTCTTTTTTGCTCTAAACCAAGCAAGAGCTTGTGTAGGTGAACCTGTAGCTGGTATTACTTCAACAGGATGATATACGATATGTCCGATTTCATATACTCTTGTACTTACCCATGGATTAGAAACTGCTTTGAAGTTTTCATCAACTTCAGCATTAAAAAGTTCTCTTTTTATCTCCGTTCGGTAAAGAATATATTCTTTTAGGTTAAATGCCATTCTATAAATCTTTTTTTATTTATTTATGCAATATAAATCTTTTTCATTTACTGAGGTGGACTTTTAGTTGCGGTATTTCCTAAGTAAGGAAACTCTCCTATACCAGAAGTGTCTGTAAATGTTTTTCGCAGTTCATTAAGATACCAAGTACCTTGTGACCAACCAGGAACGGCATAACATGGAGAATAAATTCCAGTAACATATATATGTTGCAATTCTCCAAAGTATTCTCTGTACTCTTCTACGGCTTTATCTATAAAACCTTTCTGTCTATCGGTTAATACCTTTCGTTGCTTATTTCTCTGTCCATCAAAACTAGAACCAGTAACCAAAGAATAATTACCTACTATATCTGATGCAATGTAATTAGTTTCAAAATCATATAAGTCGCTTGTTGCTCTAAAAAATTCTATACTTACAAGATCCCCTAAGAAACAAGGATCAATAGGAACATATGCTGAATCATAAAATTCCTGTAATGCATCAGGAGATGCATAAGTAACAAATTCAGATTTACCTTGAACTTTATCTACAAACTTAAGACGAATATCTGATGTAGTTATTCGGTTCTTTTTAAGATAGAGAAAAAAGTCTAATGTTAGTTTAAATGTTAATGCTTCAATTATCAAAGTTGAACTACTTTTTGTTATATATTCAGTCTTTGATGTGTGGGTAGTGATTGATAAGATCTTCAATCTTACCGTTTGTTATTTTACATTGATTAAAAATTTCTAGGTGGTCCATATCTCTGTATTCTGTCATCCAATATACATGCTTAAAACCTGCATTAACTAGAATCTTGGTACACATTTTACATGGAGATAAAGTTAAAAGGATTATGTAATTCTCTGGATCATATTCTTTAAACTTGGCTATCATATTTACCTCAGCATGAATAAAGCCGCTTTCTCCTGGTACTAAACTGTCTTCTTCTGTTCCAGTTTCAGGATTGTCTTCAGCTCCACTATAAGATCCATTATATCCAAAGCTTGCAATTTTACTAAAATCTTTTCTTAATGCCATGCATCCAACTTTAGTAGTAGAAGAATTAGATAAGTCTCTAATGTTTTCTAATATATCCGTAAATGTTTGTAACTTTAACTGAAGTCGTCGAATCTTGGTATCCATTTCTGTTTGATTAAGGTTGCTTTCATTTTAACATTAGGCAATTCTTTATTAAGACTATTTGCAAGTTTAATGTTATCTCTATCGTCATCAAAGAATTCAAAGTTAGTAAAGCCCATTTTTACAAATTTCATAAAGGCTGCTTTTTTCTTTTCGGCAGTAGATCCTTTAAAACCTAAAGAGGTATCATTGATTGCAAATATGTAATTAGGGTTGATGTTAATTCCATTGTGTGCTAAAAACTGTTGAATTAATTTAGCATCATCTCTTGCAGTGATAATACCTACAGGCTTTCCTTTTCTAATACTTCTTCTAAGTATACTAAACACCCATTCAATAATTTTACCACCTTTAAGTATATCCAAATTTCTAAAATCAGAAAAATCAAATTTATCGTTCTTTCTACTTTTAAAGGTATTAAATTCTTGTGGTGTCAATTCGGTGCTAAAACCTGTAGCGGGATTTGAAACTTTAATCATACTTCGAGTAACCACAAGAGTATCATCTACATCAAAAATGACGATGTCCTTTTTATTTCTTATGGCTTCTAATACTTTCATTTACCCATTTCTTGTTTTAGTATTTATTAATTTAACATTACTTTTATTCGGGCCTACCACAGGTGAGATATGGTTAACAGTCCCTCCCATTCTGGTATATGTGTTTCACAACAGGGAATCTAAGTGAATATCCACCGTTTTGATTTTGGCTTTCTTCAAAGTATTGTACAGTTACAGTCTTACCAATCAATTCACTATGATTGTTAAGATAATGTTCCCTTTGTTCTTTTGAAAAGCCAGATCCTACACTTACTTTATTTCCTTTGTGTTCAATAATGATATTACTTAATCCTTCTTTTTCTATCTGCTTTCCATTTTCTGTCCACCTCATAGTACCATTAATACATTCCAATACAGTGTATTCTGCATCATGGAATTTTTTAACCTTAAGAAGATTGTGGCTTCTCTTACCTTCATATCCGATATTCTTTCTAACCATGATTCCTTCAAACCCAGCCTCTTCGGCATCTTTAGCCATTTCTGTAAACTGCTCTTCGGTAGTTAATTGTTCTTGTGGTAAGAATTCCAACATCGTAGAATTAACATCTTCCGGTAAAATATCATAACCATTACGAAGTCTTTCTGTAAGAGGAGTTGTTCCAACCTTATTATCAAATTCTTCTAAAGTTAGATAATCAAATACAAAGAATTTAGGATTTTCAATTTGATGATTCTTTTTTCTGATTTGTTTCATGATTCCTTGGAAGTCTTCGTTACCATCTTTATCCACCATACAGATTTCACCGTCTAGAATAAAGTCACCAGGAATCTTTAAAATTTCATTTTCTAAATTACCTAGAGTTTCAAATTCTTTACCATTCCTTGAAAAGAATGTAATGGTATTCATTTCTTTTCTACAGATACATCTTACACCATCCAATTTTCTAGAGCCATACCAATCTCCACTCTGAAAATCTACTCTCTTAGGATTGTAGGCATTTGCCAAAGCCACCTTAAAGGTAGGAATAAGATCTGGGTGAATTGCCTTGTTGATAGAGGTAGTACCACATCCCATATTTAAATCTCGGTTAAGAATAGAATAAATGATACCTTCCCATTGTGGCCACTCTTGTACAAATCTATTTACATTTGCGATAGCAGTATGACCAGTGCATACTCTGTTTCTAAGATCATCCAACAGAGTAAAGATACTACCGTAAGTATTAGGATGACCTAAAAGTTCTGAATTCTTTTTACAATTCTTTGGAGTAACATTATACTTATAGTATGGATTGTAAGTATAGAAGAAAACCTTTTGAAGAAATTCTCTATCTTCATTCTCTTCAGAATTATCAGCATATTTTTTAAGGGTTGCAATTTTATGATTTCCTGATGAGGAAGATCGCATTTCATCCAAGAAGGATTGTAAGTAATTAAGATTTGTGTACTCAGTCATAAAGTCCGTTTTAAATTGTTATTAATTAAATATAATACAAATAATTGGGAATTGAAAATTTTTGGGAGACTTTTTTCTCTGGAAATGTAAAAAGTTATTAACAATTTATTTACATTAAATTAATATACAAACTCCCATTTTTAGGAGATCTTATCCATAAATAATTTATATGGAAAAGAAAATTGACATAAGCCCTATACTCTACATATTAATAATGGTAGCAGTATTTACATTAGGGCTCTAAAGTATCAACAAGCTCTTTGAGTCTTTGGCACTTTTCGTATTCTTCTTTTGATTCAAAATGTTTTATCATAGAAGCTATGCTTGCTATTTTTACATCATCACCAACTGAATGATTTATAGCTTCATCTGGAAACATAATAAGTACATTGTAACATAGTATCATATACTCATCATAATTCTTTTTTTCTAAATTGGCTAGAACCAATTTAAAGAATTCATCTCTAAGATTCATTTTCATCTGATATCTTTTTTATTTTTTGAACTAATTCTAATTGTTCATCAGTTAATTTTTCTGGCATCTCTACAAAAACATTAACAAACAAATCTCCACATAAACCTGGATTGTTGTATATTGGAAAACCTTTACCTCTTATTCTGAGTATCTTTCCATGTTGAACGCATTTAGGAATTGTGTATCTAATTGTTTTGTCAAATAATTCAACAACACCAGTGCCTCCAAGTAATGCATCATATAAACTAATTCTTTTTATAGTATGCAATCCTTTTTGGTCTAAGAAAAGTTCTTCGGTATCTAATATATCTATCGTTAAGAGTAAATCTCCATTTAGTTCTTCAGTCATTCCCTTCTGCCCTAACCCTTTTAACTTTATTCTTTGATTAGGCTTTACTCCAGCTGGTATATTAATTGAAACGGTTCTCATTCCAACTCGGAGTTCTCTCTTAGTTCCGTAAAAGGCTTCTTCTAAAGTTATTGTTACTTTACCATTAACATTTGATCCTTTGCCTGTAGAATATCCATACCTTGCATCAAATCCTCCAGCAAAACCACTTCGTTTTAAAAAGTCATCAAAGAAATCACTATCAAAATTACCAAATGGGTTACCTTCAAATTTTGCTTTCTTTTTAGGGTCGGTTAATGTTTCATAAGCATCTGCAACTTCTTTAAACTTTTCTTCATTACCATCTGATTTATCTGGATGATATTTTTTAGCAAGTTTTCTATATGCTTTCTTTATGTCATTATCTGATGCAGTTCTATCTACTCCTAATATGTCATAAGGGCTTTTCATCATAATAAAGTACTTAAGTAGAATACTCCAAAAATTATGATAGCAACTACCGAAGATACCGCAAGGCTAACTCCTAAGATTAGAGATAAACCTAAACCAAACATTTTTTTAAATTCGTCTTTTCTTTTTTCTTCTTGTAATTTTTCCCAGTTCCAATTCATTTCCAAAATAGTTGTATTGCTATTAGGGTACATGCTAATATCAATGACACAATTGTTTTTGCCGTTATACCTTCACCTAATAACCACCATGTTAAAAAGGCAAATGAAATAATTCCTGTACCAAATGCTATAAACCTACCAGGCCATAACAATCCATCATAATACTCTACTATGAATCTTGTACCATAAATTAATATGTAACTAATTCCTGTACCAAATATAATTGATATAGCAAGAGGGTTCTTTTTAAACCAAGGCCATACAAATTGTCCATTCGTTTGTACCCATATTGCAGTCTGCCCTAAAAAGAACAGAAAAAATGCTGCTAATAGTTTACTCATGTATATAGTATTTATAGCCTTGTCTTTCCATGAACGGTAAATGATTAGGAAGATCCTTTGCAGTTATCCATACAGATGGCTCTGGTTCAACTACACCATCCTTTCTTTGATCATATGCTTTATTGAGAAACCATTGATCTTTATCTTCCCACCAAAACCAGCACTTTTGCCAAGATCTAGGTTTTTTCATGTAACCTTTATTACCTGTATTTAAGTGAGCTACAAATTGCTCAAAGGTTATTTCTTTATTTTTCGTTGCCATTTGCCTCTCTTATTTGAAGCCTCTGTAGTTTTTCTTCTACTCTTCTTTTCTTTTCTCCTAACTCGTTTGCTTTTTCTAATTGTGTAGATATTTTTTGTAATGCTTCAATTAAGGCAGGTACGTCGCTTTCAAAGAAACGTCTACCTGCAGCTGTTCTATAAAAATCTTTCATAATACTATGTTTATTATTATATGCTTATTTAAGGGTTTGTTTATGAATATATAAAACAAATAATTTTTAATCATGGCTAAGATTCCAGTTTTCGAAGATTTTTTACCTATGGGCTTTGGTATGGACCAAGGAGTTTCATATTCTTTGGCAGGTAGTAGAAGTCCAGGTACAGGTTACAATATGACTGCCTTTGGTGGCCCTTTACAAGAAATGTCTAATTCAGTTGCTGAACAAGCAATTGCACACGATGACAATGATAACCCAGACCATACAGCAGAAGGTTATCTTGCTGAAGCTAAAAAGCATATCAACGAACATATAGATAAAGCATACGAATCTTCGTGTGGTAAAAGATAAACCTTAATATGTCTTTAACTAATTTTGATAATTTTCAACCAATGAATGAGAAGCTTAATAAATCAGATGTTAAGTATTCTATGGAAATGGCTTTTGCTAACCAAGGTGGTAATTGGTATAAAGCTTTAAAAAGAGTTGAGGTAAAAGGAGATAAGATTAAACTTAACATGTCTTCCTATATGGCACCCGGTGAATTACTCCAAAAAATCGTTGATGAATTTAATGATATTATGCTAACTGATTTTAAAATTGATAAAGACTCATTTCAAAAAGGAGGAATAACTAGTGTTATGTTAGAAGAATCAATAAATGAAGAATATGAATTTAATCCTAGTGAATCTGCTAGAAGATTAAAGGATAGAGAAAAGGAAAACATACAAAGATATAGAGCAGCTCAAGATAGAGGCGATAATTTTGCCGTTGCTTTATATGAACTAAAGATTAAGTTAGATAAAATGGACCTTGAAAGATTAAAGGTTCAAACCGCTATCCATGATCTTAAAAAGAAAAATGGAAAGTAATGATAGTTAAGTTTGATAACTTCTTAAATGAAAAGGCACAAATAGTATTTCCTCATCCTGAGGATGGAAGTAGAGTTGCAAAATTTAAAGTAATAGCATCACCCACATCATTAAACAATGTGATTAGATTTATTGCAGCTTCAAGTAAAGACCTAGATCAATTAAATGGTGTAAGTAGAAAAGTTGTATTAGAAGCTATATTAACATATGCTAATAGACAATTTAGAGATATAAACTTTGTACCTATTAAATACGATGATGATGGCGCAGGATATGGAATAAAGATTGACCTAGAACCAATAATAAAAAGATTGAACAAATAATGGACTCACAAGAAAGAAAAGATTTAAAAAGCATCAGATACTACAAAGGTAGTGTTAAACAATTTAAACAATTTTTTGATGACTTGGCTGGTCAAGACACTAATGCTTATGATACCCCTGAATATCAAGGTTTTGATAATGTACATCCAACGAGAGGAGAAAATGATAGTGAACACTGGGATGAATCTAATGTAGAGACAAATGAAGCAATGGTTCAGGTTGCTGGGAATAAGAAACCTTCAGGTGCTAAAGTCTTAGGAATGGTTATTGCAGATTACCTAATTGATAATGGTATGATAAATGCAATTGAAGGTAGAAACCCAAAGGGGAAAAGAGAAAGACAAATCCTAACAGATCAACTACAGAAACTTATTATGGATTCTACGTTTTAAGAACTGAATTCTTCTAAATTGTAAATCTTAATATCATCATACTTATACTGATTAGTACCAATTGATTCTAAAAAATCAATTTGATTCTTTTTTCTTTTATGCATACAATCTCTAATTGTATAAACACCGTCTTTATGAGTTCCTTCAATATAAACCTGGTCTCCGTATTCAAAAACTCCACCATTCTTTTTTAATAAGTCTTGGCTTACGGCAATCCAATTCCATTCAGATACACTAATCGGACAGATTGTACTACCGTCTGCTGTGATAAGAGGATCACTATCACACTGAGCTTCTACTGGATGATACATTGTAGCCTTAACAGAAATAGGTTGCATTTTAATAAAAGGTTCTGGGTCAACTGCATTACCTTCAAAAAGAACTTCATAATGTAAATGTTGTCCGGTTACAGCACCAGTACTTCCCATAGTTCCGATAGGTTGACCTTTTACTACACTGTCGCCTTTCTTAATGAATAATCTATCTAAATGAGCATACTTACTAGAATATCCATGAGCATGGTTTAATGTTATACATTTTCCATAACCTGCATTCCAGGCTGCCATTGTAGAAATACCTGATGCGGTTGCATAAACCGTATCTTTGTAGGTATCAATTAAATCTATTCCGCTGTGAAGTTGCCAAGTTCCAAAGATAGGATGTTTTCTCGTTCCAAAACTATCCATAATAAGTAAGGTATCTAAAGGGTTACCCATCGGCAAAGAATCTAATGTTAATTCTAAATTCTCAATTTCTTGTGCTAAAGAGTCAACATAAAGTTGATGATCTTCTAAGTTTATTTGAATTTCTTCTTTGAGATTTTCTATTTCGTTTTCATAATCTAAAAAGGCCCATAAACCAAAAGCCATAAGAATTACAACTAAGATGTAATTCAAATTTTGTTTAACTAAGTCCATAATTATTTTTTTCGTTCAACAAAGATCCACATTAAAATGTAGATCCAAAATGCCCATCCACCAACGGCTAAACCGATGATGAAAATTATCCTCCATAGGGCGGGAGGAACTCCGCTCCATTCGGCAAGTCCTTTACAGACTCCACCGATGCAACCTTTTTCTCTATATAATTTTTTATCCATGATTCTTATTTGTAAATTCTACTGTTTCGCCAATTTCTGAAGGCATGTGATATTTCTTCATCTATCACTTCCTTTTTTTCTAAAACTTTTTTCTCTGGTGTAGGATTGAATACTTCAAGTATTTGTAAAATCTGCTTATACTGCTTTTGTGAAATGACGTCATTTGTTAAATACCTATCTACAGTTTGTAGTGCATATTCTTTATCTGAGTCAATCCATAATATAGCTTCTTTAAGTACCTTATCTAAATTTTCTTTAGTATAAGATTTAACAAAAGTCCTACAACTATTACCTCCTAGTTTAACTGAACTAGGTTGAGATTCTGTTCTACTTCCACGATAAAGCATAGAACCAAAACCAGTCCTACCTTTACCTTCAAGTCTTTCAAGATATTCTTTTGTTTCTTTGTTTTTGACTACCTCCCATTCAGAATATGTTGTTTTACCTGTAATGATTGTTCTTACTAAGTTTCTTTCCTCAGAAGAACATGACACACATTCCTTTGTATTAGGTAAGGCTTTTAACCTAGCCTCAGGTATTTCATTATTGCAATGTTTACATTTCATAATTAGAAATTTCCATCAGCAACCTGGAAGCAGCTTAAACCGTTGTCTCTCCACATTTTTACTACCTTATCTCTGTCATCAAAGATACAAAGAATACTATCCTTTTTATCACCAGGAAAGATATCATCCAACCACTTCTTTTTTAGTTTATCATCCGGCATAAAATTCCAAGGATGGCCAGTTGGTCTCATCTTCATAACGAAGAAAGGTACATTGTGTTTATCCAACCAATCGGCAGTAACATCTTTTGTTGCTTTACTTCTTCCAGAAAAGATTACAATTTTAAACCCTTGGCTATCTAAGAGTTGAGCCATTTTAATTACTGGGTCATTTGGAAGATCTAATGAAATGTTATCTGGGTCAAAGAAAATATCCCAGTCCATTTTACCATTATCTTTAGTTGCCTTGCTTCTCCTTGCATCTATATTGGCAAGTGTACCATCAAGGTCAAAAATAACTACATTCTTTTTCATATCCGTATTAATTAATTTATATAAATATAAAACAAATAATTGGGAATTGAAAATTTTTTAGAGACTTTTTTCTAGTCTTTGTTTTCTTGAGTTCTAAGCCATTCTCTGTAAACAGCTTTTTGTTTAACTAATCTTTTTTTATCAGAAGGTTTAGTAAAGTGTTTATCTTCTCTAATTTTTCTAATAAGTTTAGTCTGTTTACATTTCTGCTTATACCTCTTAAGCATTCTATCAATGGAATCTTTTTCTCTTTTCTTTATTATTATCATATACTTTATTTATGGTGTTGCCTCACAAAGATTCGAACTTCGATCTCCTGGACCAAAACCAGACGTGCTGCCATTACACCATGAGGCAAAAATAAAAGGCTCTCGGTTGCTTCAATAAATCTTTCGATCAATGCGGATTTTGAAGACTTAACATTCTACACCACGTGAAGGTGGCCTTTTTAGTAGAACATGAGGAAGACGATACGGAAGGATTTGAGAATACCTTCATCAATGCGAGCTGCTTTAAAATAGACTACCACTCTATGAACTGCCGTTCTATTACTTAATTATTCCGGCCGAGGTCTAATCATCGTAATTGGTTATCATAACCGTCAAGTGTACTTTACGCCACATACTCTTTGCGTTGTTCAGTCATTAACTAGGGTTTAGCGGTTTGCATACCTAGAAGTCTTTGCAAAATCTCTGTTAGATTTTTGTTGCATTGAACCTAAGTTCTGGTAATTACTCCAGTTCTGTTTCCTCATTTGAGTTATCAGCGAACCATCGTTCTAACTTAGTGCCTTATTCCCTTTTGCTCAGGAATTTTTCGGCCACGCATCTACACATAATTAGAAATATCATTTAGGAGCTACCTAAAGTTTTCCGTTCTGTGCCTTCCATTAATTCAAAGAACTTATTCGCGGCATTACTTTCAGTTAATAGCCGATGTAATAAATTGATTTATTATTATATTGTAATTAAGTAAATTGGTTTAAGAATTATTCAAGAATTATTGAACCACTAGGTATAACTGAATGTGGATCAAGTCTTACACCGTCGCCGATAACTACGTTATCACCTATTGTTGTATAACTTCCAATCCATGTATTAATATCGATAGTACAGTTAGCTCCTACATAAACTTGATCGCCTAGAATTGCAGAAGTTCTAATTAAAGAACCTTCCCCAACTACTAACCCAGCACCATGAGTAACGCCTTTAAGATCATCTAGTCCATGGAAGCATACATTAAACTTTGCTCCTTTAAGTGGACCTGTTGCAAGAGCTTCCCTAACAGAACCGTTTTCTTCTGCAATGATCCATTCATTCATTGCACGTGCACCATCATAATCAGCACCATCATATTGAGTATATGAATCTTCTAACATAGAGGTTATTTTAGTAGCCCATGCGTCTTTTCCGAAAATGTTTAAAGCCATAGTTAAATTGTATTTTGTTTATATATTCTCAGTCTTCATATTCACCATTCCATTTCATAACATTATCTTTCTTCATTGGTGAACCAGACAGGATTCGAACCTGTGACCGTCTGCTTAGAAGGCAGATGCTCTATCCAACTGAGCTACTGGTCCATATCGTTATGAATTAACCCAGTCTCTGAGTTCTTTCATTTTTTGCTTTTCAAATTTTTTGCAGTTCAGTTGTCTATTTCTTGGTGATGGGTGTGGCATATGTAAGTGGTAAATGCCTAGCCTTTTTAATGAATGAGATGCAACAGCTCCTAATGCTACAATTCTTTTGTATCCCTTAGTTACTTTTTCTACATAGTTAAGATCTACTTTAAAGTTATGACCTATGTCTTTACTTACATTATTAAAATCATAATCTTTAATGTTAGCAAAACTTAACCATGTAGATAACCGGTCAATAGAATTATTTTTAAATGCTTTAGCACCTGAAGGATTCTGTCCTAAAATTAATATGTCTTTAGTCGAGTTCGCCATTAGTCCAACATTCATATACGATTGCCATTACTCCGTCTTCGGTATGTTGTTCAGTCCAACCACTTCCGTCTTCATACATATAAAATTCAGTACACTTAGGATTCTCTGCAATCCTAACTCTTACTAAGTTACCATCTACAAGAAGATCATATTCTTTAGTGGTTGCCCACCAAACTTCTTTGGAATCTTGTACTTCTACTGTGTATTCTTCTGGTGTACTCATTATACTAAACTTAAACGATCTTCTTCAACAGTTCGGTCATAATACCTTTCTCCGCACATTGCATCTTTATATTGCTCTGCCCATTCAGGTCTTACTGAATAACCAGATGCATTTGTTCCGATTACTCTACCTTTAAATTCTTTGTCTCTAAATACTGGAAGTACTTCTCCTTTACGGTCAGTCTTTCCTTCTGGGTGTGGTACAATAGTCATTGGTTCAATCCATTTAACTTTGTCTCCGGTTTTAAATTTACTCATTTTTTAATTTTTAGTAATTCTCAAATATGGGTACCGCTAGAGGGACTCGAACCCTCACTCACCGTTCGGCGAAACAGATTTTAAGTCTGTCGTGTCTACCAATTCCACCATAGCGGCATATCGTTGTTAGTCTTTCTTTATTCTTTTAGGTGTTGTTGAATTAAATAAAAGTGAGGCTAAAATAATTAAGCCTAACGATTGCCAAAATGTAATTGGGTTGACAGCATCAATTGCAGGAACTAAACATATGTTCCATAACCATTGAGTCGGCCATGCCAAAACTAACGCCATAACACATACACCTAAAAGGTATACAAATATAAAGGCGAAAGGTGCGGTAAAATTCTTCATATTATTTGAATTTGTTATTATACTAAAAATATAACAAGTAAATGTATATTCTGAAAGATTATTTGTTAAAACTTCCAAAAATAAAAATCAATACAAATACAGGCCATAAAGTTATCCACATAATTCTCTCGTGGGTTTTTACTGGACCTGTTTCTTTTGTCTGACCTGTTGATTCCATTAAAATATCAAAACAGAAACTACAAGCTACTCCTATAATTAAATAGAATAGTACGATATCCTTTGTTGTCATAATTCTTCTTTTCGTGGAAATTCATAATTTCCATAGTTAGTGAAAATCTGTTCTCCCTTATTTATGTTCTTTATTGCTATGTAATCAAAAAACATTGGATATTTACTCATAACCCATTTTGCATTATTATCATCTGAATGATTGTAAACAAAACCATAACCTGAAGGTAAAACATAATACTGAGCACGTTCACCTTGTCCAGGTGGATATTGAAATGCATAATTCATTAAATCTGCTGGTATATCTTTTTCAAGATCACACATTTTTATACAATAGCATCTTTCTATAAGTTCGCCTTTTTCAAAATCTCTAGTTGCATATACACCATAACCCATTTCGGTAGTATGCTTAATTTCAATACAAGCAAATTGTCTTGTGTAAACTATATCCATTCTAATTGTTTAAAGGTGCCTTGATTGTTGGATGACTTTCATAATTATGTAATTCATAACTAAAATTCCCATTCAGTATATCTACTTTACTTACTTCTAATTCAGGTAAACAATAAGGTTCTCTTTTTATTAGTTCATCGGCTTGCTCTAAATGATTTAAATATAAATGACAGTCACCTAAATTTCCAATAAGTTGATCAGGTACCATATTTACTTCATCCGCGATAAGCTTAAGTAATAATGCATAACTTGCAATGTTGAATGGTAATCCTAAAAATACATCAACAGATCTTTGATTCCACATTAAACTAATTTTTCTTTTAGGTACATTATCTTTATCTAAAAAGTCATGGTCTAAATTTTTAGCAAAATGAAGACTTTTTCCTAAACGATTACAAAAGATTTCCTTTCTTTCTTCTAGTGTTAGTTCAGTTGTGTAAATCTGAAAACCATAATGGCATGGTGGAAGTTTCATATAAATTAATTCCGATACATTCCATGCATTAACCATTAGTCTTCTACTGTCTGGGTTTTCTTTAATGTTTTTGATGAGGTCTGCTATTTGATCTACTCCAGGTTTCTCTTCTCCCATTCTTTTAAGTCCACCCCAATCTCTCCATTGCTTTCCATATATAAATCCTAGGTTACCCCATTGTTTGCTGAAGTCATCATCTTCTAATATCCTTTTTTCAAAATCTTTAACATTAAGATAGTCATTATCTAATTCCCACATATGAGTTCTCTCATAAACATTGTAAGCATCACCAGTCCATATATGACAGTTGTTTTCTAACAACCATCTTAAATCGGTTCTTCCTTTTAAAAACCATCCTAATTCTGTTACCATAGATTTAAAGGCCATCTTCTTTGTAGTTAAAAGAGGATAACCTTGAGACATATCCCATCTGATAGTGTAACCAAAAATTGACTTGGTTCCTATACCAGTTCGGTCTTCTTTTTCTACTCCATGTCTAAGAATAGTTTCTAACAGATCTTTATACTGTTCATCTATGTTGTAATCTCCCATGTCCTATTTATTATTATATGTAAAAAAGCAAGTTGGTTTAAAATAGAGAAGCCGGGCAAAACCCAGCTTCTCAAAATAAAGTATATAATGTTTAAATTACTTCTTGTCAGTAAAGAATGATACTACAATAATTAAAACTATCAAACCAACAAACCCACCTTGACCGATAGCGGTAACTAAGTTTGTTAAGTTAGCAATTACGTCCATTCCAAATACCGTAGTACCTGTAAGAACTTGCCATAAGATAGTTAAAGGTAATACTGCCATTAAAAGACCACCTAGACCTTTTAAGAATCCTGTTACTAAATTGAATACATTTTCCATATTATTAATTTTTTTAGTTTTTACTATGTTCGGATAAAAGCCTATGTCCTAGAATATAGGACTTCTATCCAAAACTATTTTCTGATTTGTTTTTCTTAAAACTTTAAGCCAACGCCTAACTGTAGATTAGTCGTTTT